CCTGGAGTCTATCGCTGTAACGTACACCCATCTTCATTGCCAACTCTGCTACTCTACGATTGTTCAGACTATATACACTTTCAACTCCACCCACAGGCATCAAGTAAACTGGACCTTTAAATCCTGCGGCACGATATGATTCTGTAGCATATGCGGCTTCTTCAGCATCTGCCTCTGTTTCTACAACAAATTTTAAATAAGTATATCCAACAGATTCGTAATCACATACAATCTCAGGACAAATAGATTCTTCTAAATTCTCACCACTAACACTGAGTTTGGGACTCACACTAAATGTAATTTCTCTATCAAGATGCTGGTTAGCACTACGCCATTGATCCAAATATTCTTTAAACTTTGGTGTTAGCTTTTGAGTACCATTGGTTTCAAATGTAATCTCTTTTAGTTCATTCATACTGGAATGTTCCAATAAGTCTGGGTAAGCACGTTGCCACCCTAGCAAAGGTTCACCACCAGTAATAACAAGATGCTCATCTTGCCAAGTTTTGTTTGGTAGCAATTCCATAATACGTTCTGCGATAGCATCTGTGGTTAGCATTGGGCTAAGGTGTTTAAACTCTGGATGCCAACTAGCATAACTATCACAACCTGTGCTGACTAACGGTAATTCATTATATGTTTTGTATAGATTAAATCCATTAAGTTCTACAATGCGTTCTGCTTCTGGGCTTTTCTCGCCGCGTGGCATACCAAATCCAGCACACGTAAAATTGCAACCAAATGTACGTAAGAATACACTGGGCACTCCCATATATCGGCCTTCTCCCTGAATACTATAAAACAACTCTGCAATTTTAATTTTACTCATCGTCTAATTCCCCTTAAACACTCCAATGTTACTATCTTGGATATCGTATCTGAAAACTCTTGGTCTTCTGGTATAACATGCATACTGCTAACTGAGCGATCAGTGCTGGGATCGTAACTACGAAATTCTACCACATGTCCACCGTTGGCTGTATATACTGTAAATGTCATACCATGCGTCGAAAAACGCTCAGGCTCTGCCCTTAACTTCATAGATTGGGGGTACTCAGCCAGCGTATTACCTCTTTCATTTCGGCTGCTAATTTCCTTGCTGAAATCCCAACCCCATTTCATTATCATGCTCCACAAATATCTGATCATTTTAATAATCCTATAACGTAAATTAATCCGCAAAATATGTTCAATGTCCACAAACTGGGTTGACGCCATATAACACCAACCCAGGCCCACAATATACATCCTGTAAGGAATAATAACTTATTCAGTGGTATGATGTCAAGTGCTGTGGTGATAGTGGCCGCCACAATTACTGCGTGGGCGGCCCATTTGAGTAAGAAATCTTTATTCAAACTCTCGATCTTCCCTGTGACCAACACGCATAGCCATATTGTTATCGGTTTCACGTACTTCTACACGGCAACACCAAATACGATCTGCTTCGGCTCTGCCATAATCAGGCAGGAATATAGTGTTGATATATTCGTAAAGAAAGTCTGATAATCCTTCACATCCAGTTTTTTCAACCTCTGTGATCTTGGCTAATCCCAGTTTACCTAAGTTTATTAATGCATCACGTTGGGGGTCGTCTTGTGCTACCAATAATGTATGATCAAACCAATCTTCTAGTTTATCTTTAAGGGGCTTAAGGCCACCAAAGTCCATACACCAATTACGTGCATCTAGCGTATCACATTCAAACTCAAAGTGAAATGAAAGTGCATAACCATGTATATGATGACAATGACTGTCTGCTCTCCATTGTCTATATGCAACCGGACCTATTTGACGATAGGTTTTAGTACTGATATATTTTGCCATTATTTTCTCCTATGTTAATTATAGCATAGGCTTACAGAATTTGTAAAGCGGGATGAAAACCACAAAGGCCGCTGGACTACTATTTATAGTAATACTATAACATATCTAATAGTTGCTGTCTACTAAAACTAGCATGTATAAATTTTTTATTTCGAGCAAATCTCTTAGTAATTTCGCCGTAGACTTTGTTCTTTCTCCCCAACGCATCGTTAATATAATAAAAAGCTGAAAATGTTTTTGATCTAAATTGCAAGCCATACAACGTTGACTTCGAACTTTGACTGTTTTTGTTAACATCAATATCAGTAATTATGGCCTTAAAAATTTCAGGGGTGAACGTGAAAAATGCTCCTGGGTGACTATCACCATACTCTAAATTTAAATAAAACTCATGATCAGTAATCTCAAACACATCGCCCATAGGTTCACTGAAACGATCTGAGTTATGACCCGAATCTCCATATCCTGTTAATACATTGGCAGTAGGATCTAACAACAGTTTTACTATAATGTTAGGTATTATCGACTCATCAATTGGTATTTTAAGTACGGTAGCATTTTCAATTATTTGTATTACTAAGTCCTCTATAACAAATTTAGTATCTGCTGTTCTAATGCTACTTGTAAAGTCAAAAACTACTGGAGTTAATTTATGCTCATCACAAAATTTAAAAGCATACCAACTCTCGTGGTTATTTCGCGTTGATAGTATAACCGGAACGAAGGGAATCCGGTTGCGTAGTAAAACTACTGCCACAAACTCACTATCTAACCCTCCACTAAGACATAAATGCAAGTTCGTATATTTGTCGGCTATTAATTTGGCTGTGTAATCAGCGGCTGAATTAAAATCTAAATTTAATACTGGAGCCTTAATATCAAACTTTACTGCAAACGGGTCAGTAATATTATTTTTAACCGACCCTGCCTCGAGATTGGTATGTAACCAGTGTTGGTGTCCTATTTTAAGCATTTTTTGCAGTTCCAAAAACTTTATCCCATAATATAACAAATGGACCAAAGTTTTTTGTTGTATCATTTAAATGATGATGCAAGTGCCACTTACCAGCAGATAACCACGGATACCATGAGAACGTAGGATTGTGTTCTGTTTGTTCCTGTACTGTTGCCGAGTAGACGTAATGAAATACTGCTATCCACCATTGCCCAGTTATTAAACAAAAAACCACTGTTGGTATAACTTCAGTAAACCACCAATCTAAAGTACTCATCCAATTGTCATTAAACAATAACAAATTATTCCAACTCCACCGCGGTGGAGAGTGTGTTAATATATAGTGATGATGGTGCTGATGTACTTTCTTTATTCCTGGTATATGATGGGCCAATCGGTGTGCCCAGTATAGCCAGCAAGTCCATAGTAGGAAATAAAGTACAACATGAATTACCAAAAGTAACATAGATTCTATCATATATAAACTATAACATAGTTAATAATTGTTGTCTATCCAAGGTAACATATTTTAAATGTTCTTCTCGAGAAAACTTTTTGTTAAGGTCATTTATATGCCCGTGTTGATACCCCATAATATCTTTAGTATATTCAAAAACAGAATAGCTCTTGGCACGTTCTGATAAACTATACAATTTAGATTTGGCCAATTGGCTGTTCAAGGCACAATCGATGTCAGTAATCATTGCCTTAAAAATTTCAGGAGTGAACGTAAAAAATGCACCAGGATGCCGATCACCATATTCCAGATTTAAATAACAATCACGATCCCAAATTTCAAACACATCGCCTATGGGGTCATCAAAATGATCTGACATACGTAATGGTTCCCCACAGCCAGTTATTACGGTAGCAGACGAATCTGATAATAACTTAGACACAACATTGGATATTAATGCTTCCGTAACCGGCAACTTTATTGCGGCGGCGATTTGATATGCTTTGATCAATAACTCAGTGACATTATTCGCTGATCCAGTTTTACTAGAGAAATCAAATACTACTGGAGTCAGATTGTTAAATTTACAAAATTTAAAAGCATACCAAATCTCAGCATTGTTGGGGGTCAATATTATAACTGGAGTAAAAGGTATCTTGTTGCGACATAACACTGCGGCGACATACTCACTATCTAACCCTCCACTAAGACACAAGTGTAAATTGTTGTAATTATTTGCTATTATAGTAGCGGTATAATCGGCCGCAGAATTGAAACTCATCTCCATGACATGGTCGATATTAAATTCCGCAGTAAACGGTGCAGATAGATTGCTATCTGATCCAGCAATCAAATTGGTTGTTAGCCAATGGTTATGCCCTAGACTAAGCATTCTTGATTTACCGTAGTAGTTAACGTAATTTTTTCTTTATTAAAGGCGTGGGACAATAATTGCGTTTTGTTACACCCAAAGCAATCCAGTAATAAATGATATCCCCAGAATATAGTCATTTAATTAAATTCTCTTGGTACCAGTTTCCAAAATGCACACAATGATCTTCTAATCTATTTTGCGAGTTCTTCAATGGGAAATATGGTCCTTTTTGTGCCTCAATAGCAGTAACATCTTCATGAAACACATCTTCTAATTTTTCAAACTCAGCTCTGCAGGATTGCGAGGTATTGGGATCATAGTAGAATTGTGTAGCCCAAGTAAATCCAAATTCATTATTTACATCCTTGGGCACAGTATAATTAATTGACAAGCACCCTTTACTCCATTCAACAAAAGTATACGGATAGATAAACAACCACCACCCAGTGCTACATGTTTGAATAATCCAGCCATCACCAGAATCCATATTAACTTGCTCTAAATTTTCAAGTGATGACAACTCTGGATGAATAACGTCGTCGCCAGTCCTAACATGTAAAAGATCTGCTTGTATCTCCATCATCCACAACCAGCTACCACTACTGGATCCTTGAGTGCAATGTGAATAGGTTAACTCTTTTTCTTTTACCAAATCATCAACCCAGTGATGCGATGGCTCAACTAAATCTTTTAGAATCAATCCAGATTTTCCAATATCAGCTTCACCACACTTAAGTTTTTTGTTATTGTTAAGTGGTTTCCCATTTATATCCCATTCATATCCATGATATTTACATACAACGTTCTGTATATTCCTTCCAATTTCTGACAGCGGATACATTCTGTGCGGACAGAATCGGTGATGTAGGTCAATATGATCTCCTGCAGAATGTAAAATGTATTCTGGTGTTACTAAGTTGCCAGCATTCAATGCCGCAACATGAGCCAAAACCTTAGGAGATCTTTTAAACATACAAATGGTTATGCCCTAGACTAAGCATTCTTGATTTACCGTAGTAGTTAACGTAATTTTTTCTTTATTAAAGGCGTGGGACAATAATTGCGTTTTGTTTCCCATGTAAAAATTATAATGTATATGTTTTTTCTGCGTTTCAAAAAATTTATCTTTTATTGTTTGATTTAAAAATATAGTTTGCATTGGAGTACATTTTGGTCTAGGCGAAACGTTATAATATTCAGCTATAGCTATCTGTGCTGGTTTACTATAGTCCATGCTACTTGCTAGATTAATGAATAACTCTGGTGTAAAACTTATAAATTGAACCGAATGGTCATGCTGATTAAAATCAAAGCTATTAAAATCCAGCTCAATACTAATATTTTCCATTAGCTTATCTTTACTGGCTGATATTCTAGAAAAGGGTTGGGCATCACCAGTAATTGTTGTTGCCTCAGGTTCCAAGAGCGACAATATTAAAAACTCAAATACTGACATAAATGACGATCCTGGAAATTTAGCAACCTCTCTTGGCAATAGGTTAACCATAATGTCTGGTGTTAATTTAAAAACCTTTGGTGTTATTTTATTTCGATAACACCAATAATAAGCGTACCAAACCTCTGCTCCATTGTAATTGTAATCTACTATTACTGGAGTAAATGGTACATTTCTTTCTAGCAAACAGTTAGCCACAAATTCACTGTCAATACCACCGCTAAGACATACATATAGGTTAGAATAATTCTCAATTAATTTATTAACAGTATGATCAATAGCATCTTGCTTAGACATAACAGTTAAGTTTGAAAAATTCATAGTACAGGTCGGTAATTTAGTTGACCAGTCTATGTTAATCCAATTATTTAATCCTGACATATAGTTATCCTGCCTGTCTAGTCAGGAAGTTGACCTTTACTTGTTTGGGGGCGAAGTATTTGTGAACAACATTTTGCGCTACTGTTAAGTCAAACTCCTTACAAGAAAATATATCAAAATAAGCAGTGCCATCTAGTTCCATAAAATGACCACAAATATTACTAGTTGTTATTAATTGCATTAAACTATAACCTTGCTTTGGATCACCAGGGAGAAGATATTCAATAATAGGTTCTCCATGAGCCGTCATCTCAATTTGGGTTACTAAATCTTTAACAAATTGATATATATTGTCTCGACTATCTATTTTAGAACAGCCAGCACAATCTAACATTAAATGATATCCCCAGAATGTAGTCATTTAATTAAATTCTCTTGGTACCAGTTTCCAAAATGTACACAATGATCTTCGTATCTATTCATAGCCTTAGCTAAAGGAAAGTAATCGCCTTTCTGTAACTCAGCGGTAGCTATATCTTCGTTAAAAACAGTTTCTAATGTTTCAAAAATGGCTCGTCTATCGGGTGTTACAGTTGGATCATAATAAAATTGACTAATCCAATCAAACCCGTACTCGCTATTTTTACTATGTGGAGTTACTGTATTAACCATAACCATACCTGAATTGCCGTATTCAACAAACGAAAATGGAAATATGTATAGCCACCACCCATTGGGATGATTTTGTAAAATCCAACCATCACCTTGATCTAATTTAATATCTTCTAGATTAATTTGCTGTGATAAAAATGGGTGGATGCCGCCTTTATACACATGGAGCAAATCTGCTTCAGCATCCATTAACCATAACCAACTTCCTTTACTCGATCCAGTAAAGCTATGACTATATTTTAGATTTGTTTCTTTGGTAAGATCAGTTACCCAACGGTGGTTAACTTCATCAAAATCTTTAAAAATTAAACCAGATTCTCCTACTGTAGCAGTACCGCAGGATATTTTTTTATTGTTGTTTGTGGGTGTACCATCAGCAGTCCAATGTAACCCGTGAAACTTACAGGTTATTTCAGTAGTAAGTGTTCCTGGAGTTGCCAGAGGATACATTCTATGAGGACAAAATCTACGGAATAAGTCAACTCCTGTCTCGGTTTTGTGCAGTATATATTCAGATATAACAAAGTTTTCCGTAGTTACAGCGGATACATGAGCTAACACCCTAGGAAATTTTTTAAACATAAAATTATTTATAGATGTTAGACCACAGCTTGAGTTTTTCTTTTTTGTTTTGTGTGGCAATGTCTAACTCATCACGATCTAATACACCCTGATCAACCAGGATATCCACCATGGCTAATACATCACCAATTTCCATCTCCAACATTTTACTGTGCTGAATGCCAGTTTTGTAATGCTTGCTACTCATGCCAAAGCGGTTGCATTTACTGACTTCAACAATGACCTCGGCACATTCCTCTTGCAATATACCCAATGCTTCTTTAATTTTGTCGTTCATCGTGTCCACCACTCTTCCCAAGGAAATACAACCCAGGACGGTTCTTGATGTTTATTAATCTCTTTGGCGGCATACGTAACTTCTTTAAAATTGCTGGCCTCGTTGTTTACCAACACCGCAAACTTTACATTGGTTGCCCAGATCTCCTGCCAAATATCAGTGGCAACGGTTCCCATACAACCACTTTCCCAGTCATTTTTAATCCAATTGAATGTGGCACCAGTATCATTGATATCGTCCACAATTAGAATGTTTTTACGTTTATTAAAATCAGTCCAGGATACATCCTCATCACGATCTCGTTGCTCTACATATCCAAAAGCTTCTTCCGCCATCCAAAGATTGCTTTCAGTATCTTCTGATTCATGACGCAATGTAACCTTTAACGTATGCATTGGTAAATTAAAATAATGACTCATGTATACTGCTGGCATTAACCCACCGCGTGATATACCCACAATGTAGTCGGGTTTCCAATCACTGATAGTAATCTGTCTACATAAATCGTTTATTAATCCCAACGTCTTTTTATAATCAATCTCAATGATCTTTGTCATTATTACCTCGGAGCAAAGTCTTGTTGTAGTTTAATATTGTCCATAAATTCTTTCTTAGTTCCCATATCGTTGTGAAATGCACCTTTTAATACTGTTGTTTGTGTAAGACTACTGTGTGCCATAATACCACGATTCTCACAGCAACCATGCGTAGCTTGGATGTAAACACCCACATTCTCTGAGTCTGTGGCCTTCATTATTTCTCGTGCAATGTCATTGGTAAGTTCTTCCTGTAACGTACCACGGCGAGCACACCACTGTGCTATTCTGGTATATTTGCTGAGACCAATTAATTTATTAGCGGCAATGATACCAATATAAGCAATACCAGATACAGGCTGATGATGATGACTACACATGCTTCGTAACTCACTACGCACAACAAGCATGCCTTCATATCTATCTTCTGAATCATTTGGAAAAGCAGTAGCACCTGGAATTGGATCATATCTACCAGCCATGACTTCGTTAAAATACATCTTTGCTAATCGTCTGGCAGTACCACGACTATTGGGATCGTTCTCACGATCAATAAGTAATGTATCTAACACTCGTTCAAAGGCTACAGAAGCTTCTGCAATTAGTTTTTCTTTATCGCCTTCGTGCAAATAATCGCTAATGTTATCTCCCGCCCAAAAACGTTTCTTGTCACGTTTCATTTTAAAGCGGAGAGCGTCTGCTAGGTTACATACTTCATAGTCCTGGTCATAGCTCAAATCGTTTACTTGTGCAAATTCAGTAGTCATTAAGCACTTTCCAATAGGTCACGTAAGTTTTTAATTCCATCTGACCGAAGGAAGAACGAACACAAACGTTGTTCTTCATTAGGCATAGTACTATGTGATGATTTAGTTGTAAATACCACCTGCTTAACTCCCGGCAGACCACCGTCAGTTACTTCGCCATAAAGTTGGTATACTGATTTATTTGTATCTAATACTTCATGTATCAATTTTTTCACTATGCATCCCCTTTGTGTTATTCTAACTTAAATTTAATATACTGTCAAACATTACATTAGCATTTAGATAATCAGTTTTTAAAATTTGTATTTGCTCTTGCATTGCTTTGGCATAGGCTTGGGGGTTATTGACACGCTCGGCAATGAATCCCAATAAATTAACTTTATTCTTATGGTACGAGTCAATACTACTAGTCCATTCAGTAGGATACTTAAACTCTGGCAAATACATTTCTTTATAACTGCACCTGTCTGGTACAATAGGGATAGCACCAGCCAAACAACCTTCCATCATGCTAATACCCAAATTCTCATGTAGACTACAACTGAATACCGCCGCGGCACTACCTAATGTTTGATAGTATTGTTCTTTATTGAGGTTAGCTTTTTGTGTGATTACTACATCAAAAACTAAATCATTTTTAAGATCTTCAATAATCTCTGGTTGCTTGTCGGCATTATATCTGTGTGGCCAGATCAACATACGTTCTTTGGGATTATCAAAATACTGCCCGCAATGATCAATCACGCTGATATGTGGTTGTCCACTTACTACTGCACGACCAGTATCTTGATACGAAATATCTAGGTTACGCAAGAACATGGAACGGTGGAAATTGGTAGCATAATAGTTCTTATCGCAACTGTAATACCAACTACGTTCTGCATGAAACGGCCAAGGCTTTTGCATCTTCATACCCAATATGTCACTGGGGTCGTATGCACCAGCATGCCATATACTATGTATCTCTACTGGTATATCCAACAAATCACTTTGATATTTAATTGCGGTAATAGCAAAATTCCAAGCATCTGTTACTAGGAATTTGTCACCGGGTTTTACTTCACCACGTTGAAACATCTGACTAATAAATTCAACTTGACTGGCTTTATATGCATTGGTAGTGGAAAAGTCTAGAAAAGCACCAGCAGTTGTTCCACCGGTGCTTTCCCTGCCAGCAACATTAACAATAGATAAGTTAATGTTCTTTTCCACTGCCCGCCGTTTAATTAGAACCGGTATATTGTCAAACCACTGTTTAGTATATCGTTGATCAATTGGTTCGATGGGAACAATAAATAGTGTAGGCATTATCTGATTTTCTGTTGTGTCTTTAGATAGTTTTTCCAGTTTTGACTACGCATATTGTTTACATCAACAGGGTTAAACGGCAACAACTCCCACCTACAATGATTATGATATGCTTCAATCGCTTCGAATAGTTTTGTAACCTCAGGCTTCATTACAAGGTATTTTTTAATCCAAGCTGGTTGCGACATTTTACTTCCTTTGTGAAAAATTAATAGGATTTAAATTTTGGTACATTAGTGTCTGGGATATTGTATTCCACATAACATCCGTTTTCACCATCTTCACTTACTTCAACCCAAACATCTCTATTTGGATATCGGTCAGTGATCTTTGAATAGAGCTGATCAGCTAGCATTTCACAGCTTTGATTATTCAGCTCTAAAATTCCTTCCGGTAGACCGGAATTATTACTGGTGTACAAGGACTGGCACCAGCGTTTGAACAAGATGAATTCAATGTCTCGGTCTTCATGAAAGACCTGAATCCACACCCGGAAATGGAACATATGACGATGAGGGTAACCCAAAAATTTAACTTCTGCAAGAGCAGGATCCTCCAATGCTTGTGGGTACTTATGCATACCCTCAAGAGCAAAGGTTACCCAAATCATCTTCTTTGCTGATTCCCTAATCTGAGAGGACTTTTCAAGTAATGCGACTTTACGTTGATCCATAATTGATATAATGTTATCGTTCATTTTATTTTACCTGCAAGTGATGTGTAAGTATATAGTGAATAGGCGAAACTATCAACTGTTTGTTTCTTCAATCTGTTCTAGTTTTTCTAATTTAACCAAATCTAGACCATCTTCGTTTGTTTCTGGTGCAGTAACCGTAGTAAATTCAAAATGCTCACCAAACTTAGTTGAAGCATTAATTGCCTTCTTGCCTATAAATCCATTGGCACTGCTGCCTATTACTTTAGTACACCATTTGTCCAAGAAAGGATCTGTTGCCAATTCCCAAGCCGTGGCATAACTAGGTGCGCTGAAAATTGCGTCAACCAATTCACGGAAATATACGCGATCATGTTCTTCCTTTACCAACGACTTTGGAATAGTTCCACTGGCATATTTTTCATTGCCATCTTGAACTGATTTAATATGAGCATGAACATTATGACCCATTAATATAGCATAACTAAAACTATCCCAAGATGTTCTGCCTTCTTTCTTGATCTTATTTAGATCGCCCGGAGCATACCAGCACACATCACTAATTTTAGTACGTTGCATAATCGGGCTGTCAATAAACGTCTTGGCAATTTTGCCGTTTATCTTTTCAGTCAACATGACATCTCTAAACAATCGGTTATCATGTGCATACTTCTTGTCATCCACGGCTTTGGTCATATGATATCCCCAATTGCCGCGATTCTCTAACCGGTTCTCATCATACACTTGTCCATTGGCAGTAGCCAGGAATGGTGATGCACAGTCAAAACTAATGGTAAAGTTGGGATTATGATTTTTACGTATCGCTCTCTGAATGTCTGTGAACATCATTGCCCACTCCAGTTTACTGGTACCCAGATAGTGTACCCAGTCCTGTTTGCCAGTCTCCAACAAGCCGTCATAAATTAATGTAACAAGACGTTTAAGTACCAAGTGAGCATCACATTTGTTTTGTGATCCCATGGCCCAACCGTTGAAGTGATCATTGGGATAAACTTTTGGATCACAGAAATGTTTCATCTCATTATACCATTGATCCGCTTCGGTGTGACTATCACCCTGCAATACTGTTAGGAATTTGCAATTGCCACGACGATTTTTAAGCCAATATTCAAAGTTATATTTGGTGGCTTCAACTGCTTCTTCATAACTAGAAATCTTTGTTGCGGCAACACCAGACGGAGTTCTAGATACCCAACCTGGCACATCTAATGTCATGCCATAGTCCATGTAACTTTCCATCCAGTCTAATACTTGAGTTCTTTTTTTATGTGCTTTGGCACAGCCACTACCGGCACGCCAGTCACCTTCCCACACACCCTTGCCAATCTGGAACCCTCCGCTATCACCCAATATAAAACTACCAGGGTCACGGTTACGAATCATATCTTCTTTGGGATCAAACTTAGCAGTATCCAAGTTGGCATGCCCTGCACTATACAAGCCCCACTTATAAGGAAAGTAGGCTTCTTTGGGATTAAGAAAATTTAAGCCCTCAATACCATTCTCAAACCCTGTAGGTATACGTTCATCCTCAATGTGTTTAGAATGGCGCTGTTTGCCTACATATCCGCTATAAAAACCACTGATTGCTGGCAGAAAGATTGCATAATCCTTCTGTTTTGCTGTTAAATCGTCAATGGTTGGCTCAGGCACAGCGGGATTGTGTTCAGTTTGGCTCATTATTTAATTTGCGCTGGCAAGAAGTAATTGTATTCTGCAACGCCACTGTCTATGGTAATTTGCAGAACACCTTCATCGCTAATCATCATGGTTTTATCACCAACTAGATTAAGGATATCAATAACTGACTTAACTGGCCAATTCCATTCTTTATCCAATGTACCTGTCACGTTGGGTTCAAAAATACAGTTACCAGCATGACTACCAGGATCACCAAAGTAAAACTTTAGATGCTTGTCTTCTGTCTTGGCAATGAAATGTGGCTCTTCTACATTTGCTTGGGCTTGGAATTTAAACTTTTGAATGCCAGTTACTGATGGGGTAAATGTAACATTCCATTTCTTTACGCCTTTAAATTTCAATTCACCAAGTTTTTCATTAACAATTTCTGTTGTCATAAAACGATAATCGTTTTTAAAGTCACCAGCTTTGTTTTCAAAATGTAATCCTGATGGCACAGTTTCACCATTGCGTATTTTAGTAGTTACTGAAATTTTTGCATTTTCAGCATATTCAGGAATGTTAAGAACAATGTTCAATTTGCCCAAGTTAGGGAAACCAAACACACCAATAAAATCTGCAATGGGATTTTTGTATTTGCCTTGAATAATAACATCCTTGTCATCACTTAGTGATTCTATAACTGTTGACTCTTCGGTACCGGTAATTTTGACAAAACTGATGTTACCCAATACTTGAGTATGTGCTACTAGCTCGCTTAAACAATCTTTCATTGATATCTCCATTAATAAGGTTATTATACAACATGTATTTAGAAAATGCTAGCCTTGCTGATATTTTATTTCACCAGATGCTTGCAATGCTTTAACAGTGACCAAGTCACCACTTTGTTTTACTACCACAACTGAATGCCTATTAAATCGACTGTAATTTACTAGACGTAATCCCACTGTTTCCAATAACTTTGAATAGGTTAGTAACTCTTGGCAACCAGGATATGGCGCAAGATGACGCCACCACTGCATGTCAATCTCATGTGTTACTTTAATTCTATTTCTTTCATTAGTATAGTGGAGTTCAAAATCCAACAATGAATCCCGTATACCAATATCATAAAAACTAAACACAAATGTTCCACCAGGCCGAAGCAGAGTTTTAACTTTATTTAAATATGTGAGTATCCCATGACTTGGCATCATATCAATATGACATAAAGACATTATAAAACCAAACTGTGCTGTTGGTAATGCATTTAGTGAATCAACTGTAAACTCGTCATAATTATATTGTCTTAATCTGTTGTCAAAATAGAAGTCATTGTTAATACATTTACGTAACCCAGCAACATGAGTATTGTTTACACAGGTATACAGAGGATCACACCCAACCATTAACCCAATAACATCCGACAATTCTCCACCAATCAGTAAGCCTGGATATTTAAAGTCTACATTGCTTGATATTATACTACTAATGTAATTTATTAAGTCAGTATCGCTAGTTAATGAGGTTGCTAAATCTGGTGGATAAGTAGTAACTGCTTTGAAGTTTAGTGCTTGGTTTTGTGCAAATATCGAAGTTAACTCTTGTATATACTTTTTGATTCCTGCCTCAATACCCCAGGATAGTTTAGTTAGGTTACCAACAATTTCCGAATCAATCTCCAACAGTTGATTAATCAATACATGTATAGCAGAAAGCTCTTGTATATTGGCATCACTATTACGCAAATTCCACAAACGTTGAATTAAATCCAGATACTCAACTCTGGCGGAATCGCGCTTATCGGGGTATTGCGATAGTATTTCTAATACGTCTTTTTCATAACGTATTAGCTCAGTTAACGGACGTCGTATTGAATTCATGTTAACCGAAACTAAAGAATGAATTAATTGTAGACTTGCTGTTTGACGCGGCGTTTAGATCCCAGTTCAATGGTCCCAATAGGTTTTCAATTTTTTGATCCACAATCGCTTCTTCCATATCAGCAACATCAAAGGATAGCTCTTTGTACCAATCTGGCAACGATAGTTGATCAATTGGATATGCTACTGAAGTAAATCCCATGGGATTGTTTTTAACCTTACATACAATAGTTTTCATACCATCAGTAATTTTAATACTGTGGTTGTCACCATTCATACGTAGTAGTGTATTCCAATTCATCGCCGCTCTAACATGTCCTGGTAAATTGGCTTTGCCCAATTGCTTTTCTTTTTTAGTATAGTTTGTTAAGTTGTTGACACGTTTGGGTGTGCCTTTTTCCCAAGGCGGCAAATCATTAAATTTAAGTTTAAACTCTTTAACCGTTTCCAATACATCTTCCCTAGTAGCACCTTGTAATACTTCCATCAATATAGCACTAAGAAACTCTTGAACAATCTTGGGTGTATCACTACGCTTAAGATCCAAGCCCATTGCTTTTACTTTACCATGACTACCTTCAACATCCAATCGCTTGCCTTCTAGATCAAATATCAATACTGCATATCGTTTCTTGGTAATATACAGACCCTTGACTGCGATCAATTCTCGCCCACCGCGAATCAATTCACCCAATCGTGTTGGACAATGAAAGTTTTGTTTCATAAACTCTGGGAAACTCTCATTGACTTGCTCTGCAATAGCATCGTATACCTGTATACAAGTGTCTTTGTTCCAGGTCATATTTCCACTTTCTACATCTGACTTAATAATAGGCCACATACTGAAATATGCACTATCAGTGTCAGCATATATATTAGCAATACCAGTATGATCGTATTCCCCAACTGCCAATTCATTTATCTTGGCATTCATGTGTTTAACCACCTGCCGACCAGTCAATGTTGTACTTTGTCCAATTCGCCCATCATAAAAACGACAGTGAGGATTAAGAATAGCACCATACAAACTGTTTAGGTTAATCTTCTTAACCAATTGACGTTTGTCCCAGAATGCAATATCTTCTTTGGTAGTAGCGTTTTTCTTTTTATCTTGAAGCTCTTTACGCTCAGCATACCAACGCTCTAGCAATCCTGGTATAATACCTTTCTTATCATATGTAAACAAGGTACCATTTGCACTAAGCGTCCATTGATTGTTACTATCAAAGACCATCTTCCAGATCTCGGCAGCACTATGAATTGAGGCAACTCCTGATTCCCAATCAATGGTAATCTCGGTACCGCGTTCTTGATTCATAACCGCAGTATATTCCAAACTACCAAATATGTTTTCCCATGCGCCAGCAAACGAGGAACCACCATCCATCTTTTGCTTTATATATTGTTCAGTCATTACTGGACGTAATTGACCTGCAATAGTTTCTGGTGCCATGTTCAACGCACGAATAGCACTGGGATATAGACTGTTAATATCGATTGCGCCAATCCATTCATGCAATCCTTTCTTTGGATATGCAACATACGCACCGGCCGCTTGCGTATCATCGTCTGTCAGACGCTGTTTTTTATTTGGGACGATTAGATTCTGTTCATGAGCTTCGTTGATAATTGCTTGCTCAGTTACAGCAACCGCACCCATGGTAGTCTGCAATAATACTGTGTTGTCATGAGCCAGTTCGTTAGCCAAATCTAGGAAACGTAATTTCTTATCCAGTTTGGCCAGCAACATGGTATCTTGACGGTTATAGTCAATAAACTTTTTAAAGTCTTTATTGTATAGTTGATCTAGGGTACCTTCATATTGGGTCTTATGCTCGCCCAATTCATATTCACTAATCGCATCTAGACTATAACTATGACGTTCTTCATATGTGTATTTGCGATACAATTGCATATAGTCCATATGAACCCGTCCAACCAAGTCATATGTATTTTGCTCGTTACCATATCGTTCAAAGGTTCGCTTCTTGGGCATTTCATCCCACAAACAAAACCTTCTAATATCATCTTTACTTAAAACTTTAATAGTTCGGTTAATAGTATAAGGTATGTCATATCCTTCACTATTCCACCCGCTTAACACATCAGCATCTTCTATGATGTCCAGAAATGTTTTAATCATATCTGCTTCATGACTAAACACCAAACAGTTTTCAAATTCACTAGCTATTTGTTCTGCGGTTTCCAGACTGGTTTTCTCTGGAGGTATTACCAAGGTAATAAGTTGGTCCAACCAATCCAAATAAACACTGATACTAGTTATGGGATTAAACGGATCATCAGGTGTGCTGTATCCACGTTCCTTATGAAAGTCCACCTCAATGTCAAAAAATGCTGTATGTAATTTGGGTGATCCTTTGTTTAGATAATTCTCACTCAAACATCTAAACACAGGGTTGATATCGCTTTCCCAAAGAGTTGTTCCACTATTAACTCGCATCTCTTTATGAAACTCTTTTCCGTTGTGAGTACTAAATCTACTGACTGGAGTTCCATATATGGTGCGATACTTACCACGTTGGTCGTCAAAGTAAAACACGTAGTTGGTGCGATACTCCTGGAATACACGTTTACCATCCACACGTTCTACTACATGGATACGGTCGTGTTCGCGGTCCAATAATGCGTCAACATACATCCGTTAAATCGTCCTGCCGACGGTGGTAAGGATTGTTTCAAGTTCTTCGTGATCAGCTGACTCTTGGCCAAACTGACTCTTCTTGGCAATCTTAATTGCCTTCTTCAAGATACCTGGTTTAATTTCCATTTCTTCTGCAATGGCTTTAATTGTATCGTTTAAGCCAGCGGTCAAATCTTCAACTTCTGTAAGGATTTGGATACCTTCAGTAAAAATTTGATTCAGTTTGGCTTTTTGCTCTGCGGTAATAACTCTGTTTGACATAAAAATCTCCTTGTAGTTGGCTAGTATAACAGCATTTGTGTCGTAACACAATAGTTATTTCACACATTATATCAATTTAATTTCCATCAGAGTAGTTGTAGTGCTACCAGCATCAATCAATTGTCTACGTTGCCGATATGTTTTCGCAGTCTTATCAAACGTAGCACTAATTACATCACGCATTTTGCCAAAATTAATAGCCAATGCATTCATAAACTCATCTGTGGGTCGTGTACAATGTGCCGCTTGATTATACAACAGTTGTCCACAATAAGTAAAGTGCTTTGGTGGGATTCCACGTCGTTCAGCTACAAATGGAGAAATGCCGCTAATCATCAAACAACGTTCAGCGGCATCAATGAATTGTGTTTTGGCCAAGAACCCTTGCTCTTGGTGTTTTGCGGTTGCTAAAAAATCATAATTGTAAGTGATAGCATTAACACAATCAAAATTTCTAGCTAACAGGGATATTAGATAACCATTAACTGAATCATGTAATTCAACCTCTACGGTTGCCTCTACTTCAATCACCAACTCTCTGCAAGTTTGTAAGTAGATTTGATGATTGGTCATGCTACTGGCTTTATAACTACTTACCGTTAAGAGCTGGGGTTTCTTCTTGGCCAACTATCTTGTCATAGTCGTGCATGGTTAATGTATTACCACGCTTGCACATACTGGTAAGTTTCTCAGTAACATCATGTAATTCCATGTCAGTTTTGGCATCTTCTCTAGCAAATTCTATCAGTCTGATAAACAACGGAACATCCATTTTAAGGATATCGGTAGGGTTGAATTGGCTACCTTTGCTGCCAATCACATCCTCACGCAACTTCATTACATTGCCCAGTCTAGTACGATATAATTTATTGGATACTGAACAGCGGAAAAATACATAGTCAACACCATCAACTTCTTTAACTTTCTCTACCATACCACTCATATTACCCTTGCGAGTTTCAATTTGATCTCCGGGTTTGACGTTGGGAAATCCTGCTCTGATCATGTCAGCAAATGGTGGCGGGCTTGCAAATGATTCTTCTATTTCACGTGTGTTCATAATGGCCTATCCAAGTTATATAATGATATTTATGCTGGAGCAAAATCTTTGGTGATGCGCTGATACCAGTTATCCGCGATATATCGTTGCCCTTCAGCACTGGTGTGATAGCCTGGATCACCCCCCACATGTGGAAACCTACCAGATACGCTAGTCTGCGATTGCATGGGATTTTGCATAATAAAGCGATCTGGAATTACTCTAGGAAATATATCTCTCCACAGTGTTAGCTTGTTGTGCCATAGCAAACTAGGGACTACCAAGAAGTTAAGATTGTCATGGAACATCTGCATCACCCCATCGCTCATGATCCATTCATCCATTTGCTTTTTCCAATTACTATCGTATATGCTGTCAATCCAATACCGTATACCAGTCTGTGCTTCTTTGGATATTTTTACTGAACGATATGGGTGATCATAATTTTCTGCCAGACTAAAAATAGTTTCGCAAATCATATTATAGTTATTATTGCCATAATTCACATTGTTGATACCATCATCGCGATCGTATCCATTTTTTATTTTGCGATCTTGTAAGTGTTGTTGTAGTGGAGGATTCCATCCGCCTGACTTTTGAGTCCAATCATACGGTGCGGCTGTGGCTGGAATTTCCATACGATCCCAAAACGTTGGAGTTACGATGGCAAAGTCTGGTTTTTGTCTACGGATCTCTTCAATTTGAATCCTAATACCGCCATTGCTACATCCTTGTCGTGCCAGGTTAACCAATTCCCATCCCAATTTTTCAGCAAGGATTTCACTCCAACTAGTGCCAGGTTGGGTAATACTTACTGCTGAAAAACTACATCCAGCGACCATTAATTTTTTCATAGTAATATTTATTTCAAGATAAACAAGTGTTTTAAATAGTTTGGAATTGTATATCCGTTGGTATGTGTATGCTTGTGAAAACTGGATATTACTTCACGATGTAACGGCAACTCATCCAGATCATATAACCTTGGTGGCAACGTAATTTTAATATCGGCAACATATAATGAAGCAAAGGTAACTAGGTTATTTTTGTCGTGTAGACATTGGTTAACAAATTTGTGATGTAAATGACCATATTCACCATCACTGTTATGCGAAAGTATTATGTCTTGTCCCTCAACACAATCTTCAATTGCCTGTTGCGCTATTAGTACATCAAAACTTATAGCATCGTTCTCTATATCATTCCAATCGTCTTTAAATCCAAGAAATTTAGTAGAGATGTTTCTTTTTTGCCAAAAGCGAGATATTTCTTCGCCACGTGGTGAGTCATCAGTATACGTTAGGTAACATATAGTCCAATTTAGATTCTGAAACTGATTTATTAACCCATATCCAAATATTATACAATCATCAGGATGTGCCACCACACATATAGCGTTCATGATTCATCACAATCCAATACTAAAAAGTAAAAATCTTTAATTCCTGCTTTGCTTATATTTAATTTGTAATCTTTGTTGCCTGAGAACACGTATGCATTGCCATACACCAATCGCATACTGTTATATTGTGATAGCTGTAAGTGATAGGTACCGTTCAGTGTCAATGGAATTACTAGAGTAAGACTACCTGAACTGGATACCCACGATTGCTCCATTGGATCTTTTTTGTATTGTTTAACTGACACCTTGCGTAGTTCTGCTGAATTTATAAGAGCAGGAAAACCTGTAAATGCTGACAGGTTTTTCAAGGTACAATTATATAACCAAGGCACAGAACCCTTAGTATATCCTTTACGGATTTTCTTTAAGTCTGCTATTTCGATTAACAGGGGTTGGGCAATTGAAGTTGAAATTATCGACACTGTAGAATACTACGGGGCTTTCGCCCCGTGTACTTATTGATTTTGAAACTTTCTCCAGAGACTTTCTTCAAGCTCTGTAGTTGCGGCCAAAGGACTGTCACCATTATGGTAACCACCCAGGGTGTGTTTTTGTACACCAGTTTGTGTTAACACTGGATTCTCATCATACACTAGCGCATCTGGTTGTGTAGTAGCATCTGCAAATCCACCAGCATCGCCAGTTTCATCAACTACTTCTTCTCCACCCAACATTGCGGCCAATTCTTCTGCACCACCAGCATCCATAGTACCATCAATTGCCACAACACCTGGCTCATGCATATGTGTATCAGCATTTTCTGGACGACCGGCTAACTTTAACAAGTCATTGATCATGGCAGCAACTTCACCACCACTGGCAGCACTGGCTGAAATGTTGATGTTAGCTGGTGTATTGGGTTGCATCGAGCCGCCCATCATACCACATTCATCTACTATCTGCTTGCTTTCTGTTACACCCATTGCATCAACCTTTTGTCCGGCCATTTTAATTTCTCCAGGATTCATTTGGTTGATTTTCTTTCCTGACACTGCTTCAATACCTTGTGCTTTTTGTGCAACTT